TTTTTTTGGGGGGGTGGGTTTGGCGGGGGGAAAGGGATTTGGGGGGGGAGTTTCTCGTGAGGGAAAAAGCCATACAGAAATGTCAGCCCAAAATCCCATTCCCCCCGGAAAAGTGGAAATGGGTGAAATTAGGCGGTATTCAACTTACCAGCGAACCACGCCCGAATATCTTGTTTAATTGCCTTTTTTGCTGCCTTACGAGCCTCACGGGCTTCTTGTTGTTTAATTGCCTTCAATTTCATTGCCTCGGTGGCGAGTCGGGCTTTTTCCTTTAAAATCGGATTATTCATCCGCACCTCATAGGCGGTGAGCCAACTTGAAAAATCCCCTTGAATTACACGGTCGTGTAGCCACGCATTGAACTGCTTGATGCGGTCGCAGTATTCCTTGGCGGGGTCAGTGATGTGCTTGGGGCAGTTGTAGCAGAGGGTGAGCCATACCCGGTAGTGGGGCAGTGATGGGCGGATGGAGTTGAGGAGGGTCTTAGTGTCGTTCATTTGGTGTCGTGCCTCTAACCCGACCTTTGACCGACCCCGTTCAACTTTGAGGGTGATAGGGGGCAACTTACAGCGAATCGCTGTATATTGCTGTATATCGCTGTATATCGCTGTGAAACCAAAAAGTTTGGGTGGGAACGCTCAAAAATTGATTCCGTTTCAACCTCCAACTCGGGAGTTAGACACACGAGATGGACGCACTGAACTTCCTACTTGAAGCCACCGAGAACCTCAACGACGGCACTGCCACGATGACTGAGGGACTGTATCTGGATATGATGAACCGCCTCCGAGACATCCATCGGACGATGAGTCAGCACCAGCCACCAGCCCAGCCTCAGATAGTGAGGGTTGCCCCGCAACCCGAGCCGAACCTAATAGGTCATATGCCGTTGGCTCGTCAAATGGCGGAGATACTTGATGTTCCTTTCCAAACGCTACTGAATCACTGGTTCGCCATTGTATGGGCGGATGAGGAGCAGAAACGGCAATTCATCCACTTTCTGACCTTACTGGTTAGTTGGAAGGTGAATGGTTATGCTCCCGAGGCAGCCATTGCGATTGGAAACCACGGAAGCCTCAACTTTGCCCTAAGCAAGTTTGCGAGATACTCAATGAACGAGACTCACATCCCGTGGAAGGACTTAGTGTTCCGTGATAAGTTCCTCTGTCTCCGCCCCGTAGCGAAAGCCCGAGTAAGACAAATCAAGTTGCTCCAAAATCACACCCAGTATCAGATTTCCCACTGCCTCCGCACTCTTAACAAACGAGACGCAACATACTCACCCGAGGTTCGGATGAGTATGATGCTCTACGCACTGAACTCATCCTTTATGGGGGAGTGGAGGGCATTTCGCAATGTTTGGAAACGGCGTTCGGATATGGAGAAACTACACGAACTGGAAGTGGAGTTCAACTACGGCTCAACACCCAAAAAACTGAAGGTTTGGACTGACCGAATCCAACTTGGACGGACTGCTCTGGTTCGTTCTACGGTTATGTTGGGCTTTATCCACGCTATTAACGAGGGCGAAAAGGACAAAATCACCCCTTACCTCTACAATCTGTTCGGCAACATCGGATTTGATGACGCTCCCGAGATGGTTGCGAGTGGAATTACCGTTGAAACCAAAGACAAGATGCGGGAGTATGTAGGGGGTGTATCCTCAAACGGGTCAGTGTTCCGTATCCGCTATACTCAAGCCCTCAATACTGGGGGTAAGAAGAAGAAGTAGATACAACGAGTTATGGAAACGCAACGCTTTAGGGGCTTTCCCTCGTAATACTACCCACAAAAACAACAAAAGTTCCCACCATAGGGCATAATTTTTGATGGAATTGGAAGGTGAAGTGATGGTGGTAGTCTAACTGGATGTTTCGGGCTTCAAAGAAACCCGTTTGGGTTGAAACTGGGACTTTAATACACCGTTTCACCCGTAAATAAGTCAAAAAAGCACATATTTCCTTATATGTAATAATATATCAGCAGTTTCTGCTTTACAAAATCAGTTTTACATATAAAAAATCCGGATTTTTTATATGTAAAATCGCAAACTGTAAAGAAATATCACTAAATATATCTTTACAATATGTATTTACCCATATAATTTACATTTTTACCCGATATTATACTTACGGGCTATATCAGAGTCTTGATTATGGAATACCTTTGATTTATTTATCCACGCATATACCCTCGCAAACGCCCATTGCTCCTTTGATAGTTTCTTTGACATAGGAGCATCTATACCTTTTTTGAATGTGCCTTTCATTCTCACTGAGGTTGGATTCGTTTTATAGGCACCAATACCTCTATTATAGACTTCTTGTAGTGCTTCTACGGGTAGGTCAGTAGCATTGGCTAATTCTTCAAGAGACATTGATGTTGTCTTTGGAAGACCCAGTTTCTTCAATACTTGTTCTCTATGGGTCGGCATCTACATTAGACCGGAGAAATTACTCAGCAGCCCATTCCAATTTCGTCAAACAGTTAATAGGAATATACACTACAGACTGTTCTCGGTTATAACAATCACTACGCTCACCACGGAAATATGAATGGTTTCGCTCAAAAGTATCAAACAGTGTCTTGTCATACTTCAGCACATACACACCATCAGTATAACAAAAGGCAAACCAATATTGACAGTTAGGGTCATCACACGCATTCACCTTGTTCTCACCAATAATCGCAGTAGGATATTTATCGTGTGCGATACGGCGACTCTTCAGTTCAACAAATACCGTCCTCATTGGATTCTCATAATCAAAGATTGCGTATCCACCCTTGCGTTCAAGAGTGGTCTCAAGGAAGTTCTGGAGGAGGTCAAGGTTCGCAATCTCAGAGGCAGTTCCGAACTGGATGTCATTACGCTGGGTCGCCATTTGTTTCTACAATGTGCCGGGATTATTTCGTGCCGGAATAAACGCACCGGGAACGGTAAAGCCCGTGCCGGGGGGAATGGGATTTTGGGAGGGACATTCTGATTAGTAATCTCTGTTATAGTCTCGTGGATATTTCAGATACAACTCACTACCCTTTTTGATTTTCTTTGTTGTGTATAACCCTCTATCCCGTAATTCCACATTAGCCGTCTTCCATTCATTGATGTAATGGCTGATGTTCTCATCAATGTATTTCCGCCCATCTATCATTTTATGAATATTCCTCATTGAATAGTAATATTTTTTCTTATCGTCTTTGTATTTCTTGATGTAGGCTGATTCATCCATCTCTTCGCCTTTATAGTCATCCAGTTTCGTCCCCTTTGGTATATCCTCCACTGCGAACACACCTTTACCAGCATTAGGGATTTTACTTTGACGCAACTCTAATAGAGGATTAGACCATTTTGGGGGTGGAAGACCACTGCCCTCCAGAGTATGGAAGTTCCCTCCCGAAATCCCATTCCCCCCAGCCCCTCCCTTCCTCCATACATAGATAAACTCACTATAACGACGCTTCTGCCCCCCATACCTATTCTGTATAAACAACGGGTGTTTCGTTGTAGCCTTCCCTAACACTGTCTTACAATCTGGATACATATCCTTCGGCACATTCAGACACATTACACCACCAGATGATAAGTTAGACCACGCATTTCGTAGAACCGGATGTAGGAACTTTTCATTAAACTCCTCACGAGATTTATACTGAGGCATATTCGCATACTCCTCTGTTGGTTTGGTCTCCATAAAATAGGGCGGACTCGTGAAGACCATATCATAGGTATATTTACTAAAATCCGCCTTCGCAGAATCCATAAAGTTTATTTTAATGTCCGAATTGTGTGGATACATCTTTATCATCCCCTCATACGCACTACGCAAATCCGTATTCGTATCAAATCCCACATAGTTAATGTCAGAAGCCATCGCACCCAGACAACGACCACCCCAACCAGCACTGAAATCTAATATCGTCTTCGGTTTGTAGCGACAGTATAACTCCTTTGCTATAATGGGTTTGAATGCGTTAATAGAACCATAATACATACGGAAAACATCATACCACGCTGCCGTCGGAGTTCCACCAGAATCCAAGTTATACTTGTAGAGTTTCTTGTTATACGGTTTGTTCCGTAATGTTGAACTCTTCATAAACTCCTCAAATGAAATCCCCTTCTTGCTCTTTGTCGCTAAACGCTTCGCAAAGAAGAAATAGTCCATTGCCTTATTTCCGACAAGTGAAGATGGCTGAATCTTATTACACGACACCGTTCGTAGTTTCTCATAATCCGCCATTGCTGCCTCCTTCGGTATTACCTTTATCTTACGAGCAAGTTCCACTAACCCAGCACCAACAAGATGTTCCTCTAACGACATTCTCTTTCTATCACAGATTATTTTTCTGCGTCAATACAAGAATGAAAGCAGTCGCAGCCACAAAAGACTACCCCTCCGATTATCCCGATGATGCCGTTCGGGTGTTGAAGGCAATGTCTCTCAATAATAATCTACAGTTAGTCGGTTCAATGTCGCTACGCAGCCAACAGTATGCTGGTGATTATGATGCCTACGAAGTTGTCAAACTTGAAACGCCCAGTAAGACTACCGCTTTGGCGAAGGCTGCTGGGGAACTCCAATCAATGGTTCGCCGTGTCAATGAACTACCCAACACATACATCAGTGAAACCAAAATAGGGGCTATACCGGAATGGGACATCCTTTCTGGCGTAGAATGGAATGGCGAAAGGGTCGTCGGCTACAACCAGAAAGAGGCTCACGCCAAAATTGAAATGCTTCGTTCTCAGAATGTCATCTCTCCTTCTGAGGCAGCCAGAAGTAAGGCTACTTTGAAGTCTAATTTGGACTTTCACGATTACCAAAACGCTAAACAACACATCAAGTTCCACATCCTTCGTTGGACGGTTCCAGAGATTCTCGCCGGTCGCAAACGACTACGCAACGGTGATGTCATTACACTCAAAAACGCCATTCATTCTCCGGGTCTCACTAAAGTAGATGTCATCGCACTCGTCGGCAACAACCGTTTCACCGACTTCTCCGTCATCTATGAGTTCCATTGGCGGAATGAAACTCTCAATCCTATGGATATTGATGTTCCTAAATCCCTCAAAGAGAGTTATAACGGACTCATCGCAGAAGGCAACTACTTCAAAGCACTCAAACGAAAGTTCGCATTAGCCAAATGGGAAAATAACTACAAAGAAATGAATAGAATCTCCCCTATCCTCAACTCTGATTTGGGTCGCCTCTATCACATTGTCGGCGACATTGATACTCTCATCCGTCTTCTGGAACAACCCAATATTCCTATTGACACTATCAAGTTTGAAATAGACCAGTTCATTGCCCGTCTATCTAACATCTACACCCTAAAAGACTACCTCAGCCACGAAAACGAAATCATTGATTCTATCCGCCACATCCTCAAACTCCCTACCGATAAACTAACATCCGCTCTGGAAGAACTCCGAGACGCACTTGATAAATACCTCCAGAAAAATACCTCCGCTATGGTTGGGGAGACTTTGAAAGGCGGTATGTATCTCCCCGTTGGTATATATACAGATTTCCTCAATACCCCCAGTAGCCCCGGCTTCGGACAACGACCAGATAATGTAGCACGGAACTTACGCAATCTCTCGCATTCGTATAGCAACCCCGCACCCCCCTTCGGTATAGACCCCACTACTGGACGACTGAGACAACCCGATTACACCAAAGCACTCACATACCGCATACTCGCCGACGACCTCAATGAATACGCATCTGGCGTTCCACCCGACCAAGGACACATAGACGCAGTAGCATTCCAACAGAAAGATGCCCTCAACGAAGGGCAGAATGAATGGATGACTAAGATAGAACCCTCAATCCGACGGGTAATGACGCAGTATGACTGGAACTTCGTGAAAGATGGACGACGCAAAGCAGTAGAGCATTTCGGACTCACAGTCCCCGCTAAGAATATGAAGTTCAAAGACATCATCACCAATCCAGAGAAATATAGAGGCACCAAGGTATAGTCTCCCCCGGGGGGAACGGGAATCCGGGACGACATTTTCATAGGGCAACTACACTCGTGAGAATGTCCCCCCAAAATCCCGTTCCCCCCATCACTCATAAACGCACTCAAAAAATCCTAAAATCAACCGCTTTTATCATAAGTATTTCCGAGATTCTGTAAAATCTCAGCACTACTCAGAAATCAATGCCCTCTCTCTCTTTCACTGCTGACGGCGGTCGTCCTATTGCCCGAGTTAAAGGAGGTGAATACGACAACGAAGTTCTATATCTACACGAAGATGCTCCCGGTGGTGGTGCTGGTGGAAGTAAGAGACCAAAAGCCACTTTCAACCGCCAACGCTACATCAAATCACTCCCCGGTCTCAAACCCTCTGAACGCACCAAAGTGTTCGCACAAATGGAAGAAGCACTCGCCAAAGATGTATCCCCAGACAAGTTCGTAGGCAGTGGTGAGGCAAAAGAGGTCTATGAGAAAATCATCAAAGATGCGAAGTCAGATAAAACCATTGAACTGGATGACGCTGGAATGTTTGAACTCCTACCATCTCCCGACCCAACACGAAGGGAAGTTTGGTATATCGCCGGTCAATCCGGCTCTGGTAAATCATATATCGCAAAGGGTCTCGCCTTCTATTACCACAAACTATTTCCAGAGCGTGGTGTGTATCTCGTCAGTAAGTTAAATGAAGATTCCACTCTTGATACTCTAAAGTTCCTCAAACGAATCAATATTCAATCTTTCATTGATGACTACCCCGATTTGGATGAGTTCAAGGACTGTATGGTAATCTTTGATGACTACGATACACTGACCGGTGAAGCAGAAAAGGTCATTAGTAAAATCGTAGATGACCTCGCCATTATGGGTCGCCACACCAACACCACAATGCTCTGCCTTTCCCACTATCTCACCAACTACAAGAAGACCCGTCTATTACTCAATGAAGCCACTCACATTGTCGTCTATCCCCTCAGCACCTCCTATCACGCCCTCCGCTACTTACTCAAAAATTATGTCGGTGTAGATGAAGAGGATTTGAAACGCCAGAGGAAACTCGGCAGTCGTTGGTTGGCTTACGCAAAAGGCTTCCCCCAGTTTATGATTTCACAGAAGAACGCCGAAATCCTCCACACATAAAAATCTAAGTCAAGGTATAGAAATGTCCGGCTATGCTGATTGGAATCCGACAACAACCTATATCGCCAATGATATAGTGAATTATGGTGGAGCCGTGTGGATTTCACTATCTACACCGAACCTTAATCATCAGCCCAACACCAGCCCTACATTCTGGGCGGTAATTGGTGGTGGCGGAACCGGCACTGGCGTTCAATCCATTTCCGCTGGAGCCGGTATAATAACTTCTGGTGGCTCTACTACACCAACCATCTCGGGCAACTACCAGAACGGTGTAGGCATTAGCATCACTGCTGGAACTGGAACTCAGCGTGTCATCAACGCAACTGGTGTTGCGAACATCACAGTTGGAGCGGGTCTTTCAACCACTGGAGGCAATGTCCCACAGTTGGCTAATACGGGTCTTCTAACTGCCTCCGCTGGAACCGGTATAGCCATCACAAGCGGACAGAACCCCGTCATTAGCAACACCGGCACACTCTCCGTCAGTGGAGGCACGGGCATCAATTCCACGGGTGGTGCGAACCCAGTAATCAGCAACCTCGGAGTTCTCAGTCTAACTGCCGGTTCTGGAATTGCCCTTTCTGGAACAAGCCAGAATCCAGTGGTGTCAGCAACCGGTGGAGGTGGCGGTGCTGGTATTGCGACAGTCCTTATAAGTAGCACTCAGACTATCCTTCTATCAAACTATGTCAGCACACCTAACTGCGTTGTTGTAGCCAAAGCCGTTGGTGGTGGTGGTGGTGGGTCTGCTGGTGAATTAGGACCCACCACGGGCGGAATGGGTGGAGGTGGAGGTGGCTCTGGCTATGAATCCTATGGAACATTCTACCTCCCTTCCACTACACAATTGGCTATTACAGTCGGTGCTGGTGGTCTGGGTCAGAGTGAAGACCCTAACCCTCCTTATAATCCCATTAACGCAACTGCTGGTGGAACAACTACAATTAATGTTGTAGGTGTCAATTCCACTATCCTCGCAGCCGGTGGCGGTCAGCCCGGAGTTCAGCAGAGTGGCTCCGCAGAACCCGCTGGTGGTGCTGGATACTATGGTGGCGGTGGTGGAGGCACTATTAACATCTCACAAGCCGGTGGTGCGGGAGGTGCTGGTATTCGTGCCGAATATAACGGTCAGCAAGGCTTCGGCAACGGTGCTGCCGTCGGTGGCTCTGGTGGAGGTGTCCTCGTAGCCAACGGTGGTGGCTATGGTCTATCCCTCTCCGGTGGCGGTGGCGGTGGCGGTCAGTATGGTGGTGCTGGTGGCTCCGCCTCCACACCTAACTACTCTGGTGTGGCTGGAACACTCGGCGGAGGTGGCGGAGGTGGATGCGGACAAATCTCTTCCACTTTCGGAGGTAATGGTGGAGATGGTTATGTAGAGTTAATCATCTACCACGGCTGAACGCAGTGAAGACGAATCGGGTAAGACTGCGACCCTCATTAATTCAAAGAATGCTTTATTGAAATGCTCTATCACTTCACTAAAGTCATCTGCTGGAATACATAACGCTCTTATCTCTATCATCAAACTCACTATCTTGCTACAACGCTGGTAATGGTTCATTCTACCAAACGCCCAGTTATTTTACCAGTTTCAACCCGGGAGGTTGATTCGGACTCACTTTTTCCCCGCTCCGGGGGGATTGGGATTTTGGGGCGACATTTCCCTATAGCCTTTTCCCCTCACGAAGAAGTCCCCCCCAAAATCCCTTTCCCCCCAAAAATCCCAAACACCTCAAACCTTCCCAGTTTCAACCTAATTTTATTCTCTTTCTATTATAGTAGTAAGATGAATGCGAACCAATGGTCGTCGCCATTAGCAAAACCACTAAAAAAACAGAAGGAAGAAGACCCGTTAAAAGACTTCAAGAAGGAGAAATGTAAGATTAGTAAAGGACACGCTAAAAAGATTGTAGCAGTCAAAGATGTTGATTCCGCTGGTTGTGCGTGGATTGAACGCTGGATTGACAACCTTGTCCGAGGCAACTGCTTTCCACCTCAGTTAGTCAGTGATGACTTCTACGCATCATTGCCTAAGTTCTTTGCTCCGGATAAGGTCTTGAGTATCTTAGAAGAGGTGCGGAAGGACTACCGACGAGCCTTCCCATTATCCTCTATTGAAGACGATGATGACCTCAGCACTCTCTCAGAGACACTCAAGAAAGACCCAGCAGTAATGAAGGAGTTTGAAAATCTCTTGTCTGAGTAGATGCCCGAGGCAGAGATTGAGATTGCGAATGACATCAAGTGGAATACTCGTCTGGAGGAGTATTTCGCACAAACGGGAGAAAAAGCCCACTGTTTCTCGTGGCTACACAAACGCAGTGAAGAGATATTCAGTCGTAAGACGGTCTTCATTGACTTGCCCGTTATTATCTTAGGAGTTCTTAATGGAGCGACCTCTATTGGGAGTCAGAGTCTGTTTGGAGATAGTAAGTTCGCCAGTGTAGGCATTGGGATTGTTGCGTTGCTGACATCCATCTTGACAACCATTGGGTCATACTTTGCGTGGAGTAGGAGAGCGGAAGCCCATAAGATTAGTAGTCTTCAGTATGCGAAACTCTATCGCTTCCTTTCCATTGAGATGTCGCTCCCCCGGCACGAAAGAATGAGCCCAGCAGATTTGTTGAAATATACCAGAGAACAGTATGACCGCTTTTCAGAGACAAGCCCTCTCATTCCTCCCGTTGTTATTGATTTGTTCCGTCAAAGGTTTTCAAACCCTTCATACAAAGATATTACATTCCCAGAAGAAACCAATGGACTCCACGCCATTGAAATCTACCGAGACTACACAAAACCTCCGAGCCCTTCAGATAGAGCGTCTCTTAGAGGAGTTCCCGCCCTCTCCGTAAGTTCCGTGGGTCTGACAGTAGAAGTCCCCGGGACACCACCACCTTCACCAAAACCGAGAGACACTCAAGATGAATGACTATCGGGTTTCTCATTATACTTCAATCCCAGTGTTAAAAGGTAGAATTAACCTTATCCAACGCAGTCTTGTAGGATTCTTGCTCCTTCAAGACTTCGGCAATCCACGCCCACATCTTCTCTTTTTCCTCTTTTGCTTTAATGTCATCTACGACCATTGCCTTTTCAGCAATGTAGAGTTCCCGTTGTTCCCTTTGTTTAATGGATAATTCACACGATGGTGGGACTTTGATTGTGATTGTGTTGTCGCTCAATGCTGGGGCTGACTTCGGATTCATATATCACAGACTAAGAATTATTTTAGAGGAAGAAAGGCGACAATACCGCAGCCAGACCGGATGCTGGTGTTGTGATTGATGGAGGAGAACCACCCGTGTAAGTTCCGTAGATGTAGAGGGTCAGCACATCGCCCAGAGTGAAAGTGATACGCTCACCAGCCACGGCTTCGTTGTAGGACACACCATTGATTGGACTGTAGAATGTGCCGTCGGAGTTTGTTGTGAGTGGGTAGGCAGCACCATAGAGGGCATACTGACCGACTGCGGGTGTCAGCACACCACTGCGTGTGCGTGTGTAAGATGCCGTAATGTTGATTTTATGAGAGGCAGCCGTGAGAACGGCAGTGTTGATGTAGCCGTTCAAACCAACATAGGCTTCCGTGCCGAACCCACCTTGGATAATAGGGAAGTTCGCAGCCGACAATGTAATTGTCTGTGTTCCGAGGAGTTTGGGAACACCACTGACAAAAGCACCCGTTCCAGCAACCCACGCACCGGCAGCACCACTGAGAGCAAGAGTAGGTGTGTAGGGAGAATAAGTCATCTGAAGACGAGGCGTGGTTGTTGTGGTTCTCAACACATCCTTGCCGTTGAAGAAGATGAACGCACCACGAGGGTCAGTGGCTTGTTGTCCGACTGCTAAAGTATAAATACCATTCACCCAGTTGAACTCTACGGGAATGGTTGTGGAGGTGGCTGCGTTTCGGATACGCACTTGAGGGTTGTCGCCACTGTTGAGGATGTCAAGGGGCAAAGCAGCCGTGGTGTTTGTGATTGCTAAACTATTCACACCAGAGATGGAGGGGGCAGTTCCCGCCATCGTGATGCTATTCAGACCCGTAATGGAAGTGGTGTTGGAGGCATTGCTAATTACATCACCAGAAATCTGTAGTGTTCCAGAGGATTTGATTGCTCCCGTGGTTGTCAGCGTCGCACCAGTTATAGCACCAGAACCGGCAGCCAGTGAAGTTCCCGTGATTGCTCCACCATTGATTGCTCCACTTGTGCTAATTGTTCCAGAACCAGCAGACACTGATGTTCCCGTGATTGCTCCACCCGTGATTGTTCCACCAGAAGAAGAAAGAGATGTTCCCGTAATGGATGTTCCACTAATCGCACCAGTAGAGGTCAGAGAACCAGTTGCGACACTCACGAATGAAGAAGCCCCATTGACACCAACGGGAGTAGTGGGAACGGCAGTAATACCGGTCTGTATCGCAGCAGCCGTTGAATAAGCAGACGCACAACCACCTATCTGGATTGTAGGGGCAGTTCCACCGTAGTTAATCACATTCGTTGCTGGGGATGTTCCACCAATAGAGAAGAAGTTCTGGAGCAGAATGACAACGGGTGGAGAAGCACTGTTAATCCGCACGGCTGGTGTGGATGCCTTTGCCGTGGATGAGATGGCGACCATCGCACACTGACCGAAAGTATTAACGGGTGTTCCCGTTGTGGTTATGCTGACGATTGGAGCAAGTGAGGCATCCGCATTGTCGGACTCCATCGTGATGCCTTGGACGGCGAGGGCAGAACCAGTTCCAGAGATGGATAGAACGCTACTGTTATTGAGGGCAGTCCAAGAACCCTTATCTGCGTAGAGCCAACCAACACCACATTCAACAAGAGGGTCAGTATTGACTGTAGCAGACTGATGCTGAATAGCACAGTTGTTGAGGTAGATTCGCATATCCGTCGCACCACCCAAACTATTGACCCAGAAGGCACGATTGACTGCGTATATCTTACAATTATCTAATACAACAGAGTGATTGGTTGCGGACGACACTGTCATCTGACCCGTAATCTGGAATCCACTGAAGGTGATACAACGGTTGTAGAGGTCAGTCGCACCAGTTAGAGCAACATTTACCGTCCCCGTAATCTCCGTTGTCTCGCCGAGGGGATTCGCAGAAGCACCCGCAACAAAACGCACATAACCACGACCGGTTAGATTGAGGTTCTCGGTGTAATGACCCGTAGCAACATTAATCTGGAAGATGTTGCCCGAGTTGGATGTTAGAATAGCAGTGTTGTAGGCTTTCTGGATTGTCGCATAGGGCTGGAGCATTGAACCATTGCCCGTTGTGTCATTGCCGTTCTTCGCAACATAGAGTGTAGCACTGGGTTTGAAATCCAATGTGGGCTTGACACTCAAACCATTGACAGTAAGGGAGTTAGACGCAACCACATCCAGACCCGTTATGGTTGTAGAGGAAGTGATAAAGTCAGAGGCAGATAGACTGGTTGTTCCGATTGCCCCAGCATTGTCAATGTCAAACCCAGCCATATCTACATTCGCAGTAGCAGCATAGGAACTCCAGTCAGAGCCATTGAGTGTCTGAGGCACACCATTGACAATAATCTGTGCGGGAAGACCACCATTGGGAGGGTCAGATAATGACATCGCACCACGGACATAGAGAACAGTGTTCTGGGCGGTTGCGTCTGGGTAAGTGATGGAAGCCACTGTTCCGTTCTGTGATGCGAACAATGGGTCATCTGTCTTGAGTGTAATAGAACTCGTCCCATACGCTTGTCCCTCATCATAAGCGAGTAGATTGAGACCCTTGACAATACCAGCAGAGGAGAAACTATCTACTCCCTCAATGTTATTAGCAAGAAGACCCGTTGGGTTCAGATTGAGGATTCCATTACACGCTATTCCACCAGTGGAAGCAGTGAGAGACATACCAGACACATTACCAGCGGGAGCAGCAATGTCGCCAGTCAGTGTGCCGATGTTGCCCGAGCCAGTGCCGATGTCGCCCGTAGCAGTAATGTCCTTTGCTCCCGTGATGTCCGTAGGGTTTATTGTAGTAGGGTTCAAATCAAGACCATTATATGACTTCAGACCACCAGCAATTGCCGTGATAGTATTACCACTTATTGTTCCAGCAGTTGCTTGGATGTTCCCAGCAGAGGCAGTGATGTCGCCAACAGTGGCTTGGATGTTGCCCGTCTGAGCGATGATGTTCCCAGCAACGGCAGTCATACCACCAGCGGTGGCTTGAACGCCACCCGTATTCGCAATGATGGAAGCACCTTGGACTGAGTTTGTAGAAGAGACATACCCCGCTTGGACTGTCCCAGCAAAGGTCGCACCACCACCATCAATGATGTCTTTTGTGTTGAGGTCAAGGTTTGAAGATACTGAAACACTGACAACGGGAACGGCTGGGTTGGTATTATCCACGGCAATGTTTGTTCCAGCCCCTACACCAGTGAGAGTTCCACCACTGGATGGAGAGGTGTTTGAGATAGTGATTGTTGTGCCGACTGTAGCAACCCCAATCCCAGAACCGGCAGCCACTGTTAGAGCACCCTTTTCACTATTGACCGTGAGAACACCATCGTTATTCACCACGGGGAACACTGGGTTAGTATTATCCACTGTGATTGCCGTTCCAGCACCGACACCAACAAGGGTGCCTCCAGTTCCGGGGATGTAAGGCTGCTGATTGACGATGCCCGTGGCTGGGTCATACGCCAACATAACGGGCTGAGAGCCAGACCGGACATTAAACATCTTATAGTCCCACGCACCCGTAGTGCGGAATACAAGGTCGTGTTCTGCCCGTATCTCAGTGCCGGTTCTCATTTCAATGTTGTCCTCAATCTTGATTGCGTTCTCAAGAGAGCCGGGCACTAAACTTATCTGGTCGGTTCGCACCTCAGAAGCAGATACATAGGCTGCGTCATCAATAGAGTAATGAATCGTTGTTGATGGGTTGTAGCATTGTAATGGTGCGTCCATAGGGTTTTTTACATACCCAGCAAGGATGCCCGGATTGACGGGACTAATATTGTTCCAAGTAGCATTCGGAGGGTAAGGAACGACATTCAGATTGACGGCAGTTGCTACATAAATCTGCCCCGCATACTGGACGACATCATCAACCCCGTAGGTTGTGTATTGCGACCATTCAGCATATTGGCTTCCCATTTCTATATTACTCACCGAGATTAAAAAACGGCTGAGAAATCTGCGGGGGGAACGGGAAAACGGGGCGACATTTCCTTAGGGTGATTGCCCCTCACGAGAATGTGTTCCCCAAAATCCCTTTCCCCCCGAGAAACCCCGACCACTCTTTTTCTACTACCACCTTAGTATGGAAGAACCAGCAGAGACTATTGAAGAGGTCAAGATGTATCCACTTTCTGATGGAGACCTACGGGTTCTATTAGGACAGAACATCAAGATATTGAACTATCCACAGTTGAAGAAGATGAAGTCAGCGGATGAACTGTTTGATGATATGGGTCGTTCTATTCTATTGTTCCCTAACGCCAGTCCAACGAGCGGACACTGGACTTGTTTGATTAAAAGACCGAATAAGATTGAGTTCTTTGACCCTTATGGCGACCCACCAGATACAGAGCAGAAGGGTGGGATGAGTAAAGGACGGCTGGAGATGCTGGATATTGAACGACCGGATTTAACTCGCCTTTTGAGAGCCAGTGGTAAGCCAGTCTATTATAATAACCACGCCTTTCAGAAATCAAAAGCCTCTGTTGCTACTTGTGGGCGACATTGTGCCGTGAGACTGCTATACGCTCCCAAATCACTGAACCAATATATGGCGATAATTAAGAAGAGCGGTCTATCTCCCGACGATTTTGTGTCTGGTATAACATACGATAAACTCAAAAAATAATCTCACACCTCAACATAGAATGGCTTACCGCAGTAGTATTCAGATGGTGGGGGGAACCCAAGATGAACCCGATTATATCTACTACAACGCTGACATCGTCAATAACAAGACCGATGACATTACATTTGCTGGTTTAGCAACCCCCGACCCACAGATTCGGTTCAACGAAACTCGTGATACGGCATTGGTGAAAGACGCATCTCACTATCATTTTTCAATTATCCGTTTCACAATGAACGGTGCGAATCGTGATTTGCCCTTATTCATCCCTAACATCCAGACCGGTCAGACAGATGTCAATCGCACCACCTACTCCGTGGCTCTCTCTTACCAGCAGAGTTGGAACACGAACTTGGGTGTGATTGCCTTCAATCTAACTCCTAACCCAACATTCGTTCAGTATCAGCCCGAGACACAGAACCCAGTCCTTGCTCCGACACCCAATCCTCCCACTATCAAGCAAGACCTCAGCACACGCTACTATTGGGTCTATACTTACCAGCATTGGCTTGACCTTGTGAATTACACACTCCTACAAGCACACCAAGCCCTCTACGCAGCCTTCCAAGCAGCGTGGGCTGCCTATCCCGGCTTGACTGACCCCTTCCCATACGCCACCTTTGCTGCCTTCCAAGCAGTCGTCCAGACCCCACAGATTCTCTTTGAGGATGAAGGTAAGCCTCTCTTCACTATTATCGCAGACACGGATGGCTACGGTCAGCGTGTAGAACCCTTCATCCCTATCCCCTATGTGGCGGGAACTGCGGGTGCTGCTACTACCCCGAAGGAGCGTCTCTTCTTCAATACCAATATGTATGGTCTTTTCGCCAACTTCAATAACACCTACTGGAATCGCACGGACATCCCGACGATTACAATGGCTGGTGTTGTCTATCCCGGCTTCCCCAACCCCGTTCCAGAGGGCTACACGAACGAAATCATCTTTAGCAATAAGTTCTACCAGAACATCGTGGATTACCGTGTGAGTCCCTATGCTGGTGTGCCTCCTCTTGGTTATGTCCCGATTTCCCAGCAGAAGGTCTATTGGAAGAACACTCAAGACTACAAGTCGGCTGACACCCTCTGGTCGCCCATCAGTAGCATTGTTTTCACCAGCACACTCCTCCCGGTCAAAACCGAACAGACCGGTCAGCCAGTTGAACTGGGTCTCAGCAACTTGGGTGAGTCTTATCCTACTACAAAGTCCGCTTTCCAGCCTATTATTACTGACATTTCTCTTGACCTCGCAAATGGCTCAGCCGACGACTATAGGCAATTTATTTTTTACGCACCCTCGGCGGAATACCGATTGGCTGACTTCGGCACATCCAAACAAGAGATTCGGAACATTGACATCCAAGTATTCTGGAAGAATCGTCTGGATAATGAACTCTACCCGGTTTCTATGTTTAACCTTTCATCGGTGTCTATAAAGTTTATGTTCCGACACAAGCGGGTTGGGGGCAAGAATGACCTATAAACTGATTTCCGGGGGGATTGGGATTATGGGGCGACCTTGCCGTGAGGCGTTTCTGCCCTAAGGAAATGTCAGCCCGGATTCCCATTCCCCCCGAACTGGGTTTTTTGACAATTTTAATTTCGCCACTCTTGTTATAAAAGATGAGTGCCGACATTGAGAAACTCGCCGTGATGGACTCACGCATCGTCCAGTCCCGTCCCAAGTTCGCAGTTGAGAAGGGTGCCCTCTCCCTCACCAACGCCCCCTTCAACGCTATTGCTGCTACTTCGTCTCAGCACACCTACAACATCTATGTTCCCTCCGAGAATGTTTTTGTAGATAGGAAGTTGCTCTGGTCTTCCGATGTGTTTATGTCAATGGTTGTGAATATGACTGCCCCTCCTTCTGTTGGCGACTCCATCGTTGTCCCCGGTCGTGATTTTGCCCTTTCTGCCCTCCCCCTCAACACTCTTTGCTCTACGACTTCCGCAACCATCAACGACACCACAAGTGTCATTAATAGTCAAGATGTGCTGAAGGAGGTTCTCCGTCTAACTGACTACAAGAAGAACCGTCTTGTCCGCACTGCCCCCACTATGCTGGATAAGTATCAGTCTTACGATGATGCTTACGGTGCCGTGAATAACCCTCTTGCTGGTTATGATGGTTCTTCCGACTACGACAATGTGCCTAACGGTGCTTTCGCCAACCTTGTCTTCACTGACCCGGCTGGTTCTCCCCTCGGCACTGCCTCCCCAGCCTACCCCGCTGGTGCGTGGGGTGCTGCTGCTACTTATGACTCCGTCAATGGTATTCCCGTTGTGAATGGCGTGGTTCTCGGCTCTTACACCGTCTATTTCAAGTGGCGTTCCACTGAGCCTATCGTGCTCTCTCCCTTCGTCTTTGCCGACGAGTATGAGTGGGACACTGGTCTCTTTGGTATTAACAACATCCAGTTGATTATGAACTTGCGTAGCACTCCCGAGCGTGTCATCCGCTCTTGTCGTCGTGCTGGTCGCACCCTCACCAACATCCAGTATAACAATGGTGCTGGGAATGTGTTCCAGAACTCTGTCATTAACTGCCAGTTTTTAACTCCATCTCTTGATGTTCCTCTACCTCCGAAGAGTGTTGTCCCTTATATGGAGTTCCCTCGTTATATCACCCAGTATCAGAACGGCAGCATCGCTCCCGGACAGACCGGTCAGATTATCTCGCAGACCATTACGCTCCCAGCCATCCCCGACCTCCTCCTCATCTATGCTAAGCCTTCTACTTACGCACAGACTGAGGGTGATTGGTATTTCCCTCTTGCGACATCTCTTGACAATGTTCGCAACCCTCTATCAGTCAATTTTGACAACTTCTCTGGGTTGCTCTCCAGTATGACTACGGAGCAGTTATACGCTATGTCCGTGAAGAACGGTCTGGATATGGACTACAACCAGTTCATCGGTCAGTTCCACACTGCCTCCGGCTCTTACCCCGGTCGTCAGCAAGGTCAGATTGTCCCCGGTGTTGGTTCTATCCTTGTGCTGAAGCCTTCTCAAGACATCACACTCCAGAGCGGACAAGCACCTTCACTCGTAGGCAACTTCACCCTTCAGTTTAACCTTACCGTGAAGAACAACTCTTCTGTCGCCCAGACTCCCCAGTTGTATGTCATTACTGCTAATAGCGGATTCTTTGAATCTATACGGGGCAGTTCTCGTATCATCAAGGGTGTGCTTTCCGAGCAAGACATCATCAACGCACCTCTCGCCCCTATGGCGACTCGTGCGGAACTTGACCGTATGGTCGGTGGTCTCTCTTTCTCTGCCCTCGGCAATATCCTTTCCAAGGCTAAGTCTATCTACTCCGCCACTAAGCCCATTGTGTCGGCAGTCAAGGGTATGCTTCCCGAGGAGGGGGCTATGGGTAAGGTGAAGGGTGCTCTTGGGGCAGTAGGCTACGGCACTGGTGCGGGAACGGGTGCGGGAACTGGTGCTGGTAAGAAGTCCCTTGCTTCTCGCTTGATGTAAATCCCGGCTAAAATAAAATCGTGTGTATTAATATAAAATGTCCGCCATTAACTTCGGTTCTACACCCGCTGGTCTAACACCCGTCCGCACTGGTGAATCTACAATTCCCGCTGGTGCTTCTCTGTTCGCAGTTGCTGATACTGCGATTACCACCAACTCTATTGTTCTGGCTACTGCTGGTTCTGCTGCTGATGCGACTGCTTTCCTTTTCGGTGTAGGTGCTCTTATCCCCGGTGTAGGCTTCCAGATTCGTTCTAACGCCAATGCTACGGCAGATGTCTCTGTTCGCTGGGCTGTCCTCCGCTATTAAACAGTGCGTCATCGTTTGATTAATTATTATCGTTATTAACCATAGAGAATGGATAATAACGCTATACCATACAACTTCTACCACGATATTGCTGGGAACTGGGTTCAGTATATCCCGACAATCACAACGAAGTTAGAAACCAAACACGAGCCTACCATAAAACTCCAATCGCTAATGAGTTCGGCGAATACTCATCTTTCGCCCAGTCTCCCCGAATCTTCGTTGCTCGTTGGAGGTAATGCTTCCGATGTTCGTCCGCTTTCGGGTCTTTCGCAAGTGTGTAAAGAATGTGGTCGCCCAATCCCACTGCTCCAAATCGCACGAGAGACCCATCGGCATTAGGAATCATTAGTTTGTGTTTGTCGTCATCACTGAATCCAAGATGTTTGTATGCTAATCCCAACTTCTTGGCTTTACGACGAGCCTCCAAGATATACTCTGCTGGACTTACACCAGCCCTCTTGAGTTGATTGGCGAACTTTCTACGGGCTTTCCAACCACCACCTCCGCTCATACCACGACCTTCAAGTGCGACATTGGCTAATGCCCCTATGTTTGTTATGGTCTTCGCAATCTTACCAGTGTAATCGGGTAATTCTGAAATCGCCCCTTCAAGTGGTTGTTTCACAAACGCAGTAAGTCCGGGCGTAGCAAGACCAGAGCCATTGAGTATCCCCATAATGAAGTCTTGACAGTTGTTGTGGAACGGGTCATATGGGAAGAACTTATCTCCCATTACCTTCTTCGCACCACCCAATAGTTCATTGATTGTTATACCACCGTGTAAGGGAACTTCCATAATCTCAGTCTTATCTGTGAAACCCTTTGCGTAGGCTACATTAATGACTTCGTTCTTCTCCATTACAAACCGACCCAACACATCATTCGCATCATCCATCTTCACTACGGCTTCTAACCCGAGATGGAACAGTTTATCGTAGTTATATTTTGCTCGGACTTCATTCCACTTACCACGACTGATAAAGTTAAGGGCAGTGTTGAGGAGCGACACAATGGGGTCTCGGCGAACATAGAGTTGAACCACCGGTCTATTACCAACTTTAGCAAGTAAATCACGCACACTGGGACTAAAATCATAGCGTATTCCCTTAGAGACATCTCTTATTCTACCCACAACTTTTGATGCGACCCGTTTAGTCGCATTCCATACATCACCAAAGAAACCCTCACCATAAAGTATCTGCCGTTCTTGTTCCTTTGTCATCTTCGTGTATTTTGTCTCTGCCTCTGTCTGACGATTATCACCCAGTAGTGAAGGGATTTGGTCGGGAGGAGGAGTTGCTTCGGCTTTTTCACCTCTGGCTTCGTCTGCGACAGTTGCTGGGTCAATTCCAGCCAACCGGAGTTCCATCATCTTCTGCTTTCGTGCTTTCTTCTCAGCCGGTAGTTGAATAGTCTTTGGATGTTCTTTCGCATATTTGATTTTCTCCATAGGAGCGAAGAAATCAGCGACATTTTGGTTAATGGCTGCGAACCGCTGGGATGACATACGAGTTGAACCAACGGGCTTCTCCAAATACTGCTTTGTGCCTCCTTCCTTCCTTTCAGAAGCATACAATGCCTTCATCTGGTCTTTTGCTCGTTCCTTTGGTAAAGGTTCATTAGAATACTTCTTACCCGTCTCCTTATTCACGACCCAGTAAAGGTCTCGCTTCGGTGCTTTCCTCAGTTTGTAGGGCATTCTATAGTTGTGTATCTATTTTTTGTTGGCGGTGATTTTGCGGGGGGAACGGGATTTTGGGGCGACATATTCCATACGAGCCAAACCCCCATAAAAAAGTCCCCCCCATTTTCCCTTTCCCCCCGGACTTCCCCTAATCCGTCATAATCCATTCAACTCCATTGATTACCATTTTTAGTGTAGGTTTTTCTATTAACTGAGTAATGCGTTCGTGAATATCATTGTTTCGTTTCGTTTTATCTTTTTCAGTTTTGTATAACCAACCGAGGAAGAACGCTACTGAATAGTCCTCTATCTCTTTATGGAAGAAGGAGATGTTGTAATAGGTGGGAGTTAAATCCATAACACCGGGAAGGCTTTCTCGTGTGCGTCTGTATTTAGCACCAGCAATCTTACCGAGATTCAAATCGTATGTGTGGTAAGTGATTTGAGGGGCAGAGAATCCTTGGCTGACCTCAATGCGTAGATTCTCAAACGCACCATATCTGGTTGTTTCACCAGACGCATTTACCAGTTTAGGGGGATGTTCTACCTCCCATTTCTTTCCAGTAGAATCTTCAATATAAATATCCTTTTCACCTTTTCTATTACCGGTTTCATTAATATACACATTCTGTTTCTTATACTGATGATACACATTGCCTTCTGTTTCCATTCTGGAACGCAAACCACCCGGTTTGAACTCATCATTTACGAGACCCATTTTGACAACCCAATCTGCGACTTGTTTTTTGGGAGTTCCCGGTTCTTCAATGGTGCCGTGTAAGAGGGGTTTTGTAGAAGCAATAGGAACGAACATATCTTTTCCAGAATTGACCCAACCTTTTGTTGCTGCGAAATAGAGTAATGGTTTCTCTTTCAGTGCCTCGTATAGTTTGACAAACGGTTCCATAGTTGTATCATTGATTTCCTCTGTTTTGAATAACTGGGATTCACGCACATTGAATAACGGTAGGTGTATCTTATTGGATGCTGGTGTAGGTGCTGGGGGTGGTGTTGGTTTCACTTCGGCAACGGGTGGGGGTGGTGCCTCAACTGGGGGTGGGGGTGGTGATTGTGGTGGAGGAGGCATATCCGGTGTTGGTGTGGAACTGGGAGTTAGAGTAGGTGTTTCAGTTGGTGTCTGAGTAGTCTGTTTTTTTACACGCTTCTTATTGGGATATGGTTCTAATGGTGGTGGTGTTCCTCGTTTCCGTTCAAACGGCACTCGCTCAGTAGTCCCGAAGTGCTTCTGAATAAAGGGAGATGCTCCATACGCAGAGGTATTCGTGCCTTTCTGCTCGGCATTCGCCAGTTTCTTATAATCAAACTCTGCTGGGCGGTTCATAGTAGAACCTTTCGGGAGTTTTGTTGGATTACCATACTGACCCTTATGAGCCACGGTATTCTCCGCCATTAACCGACGAATGAATCCCGATGATTTTGTGAAACCGCCAGTATAACTCTTCATTTCGGCTTCTTGAGACGCAGCCTCTTTTGCGAGTTCCGGATGTTGGCGATACTTCCGAAGAAGCCCGATGAGATGTTTGTGTTCTTTCATAAACTCTTTGCGAGGCATTACGATGTTGGCTACACCGGCTCCGACAAGTGTATCAATGAGTTCTTGTTCCATTCTGGTGTAGGCTAAGAAAAAGAACCCGGCGTTAATATTGTCGCCAAATTAAATCTCAACCTCTGGTATAAAATGGCTCGTTTAGCACGGAAGCAGATGGCGGATATGAGGGCATTAGAGGAAGAGGCTGAGCGGGTGAATCCTATTGTTGGGTCGGGGGCTACTCCCTCAATGGGTCTATCGCAGTTCCGTGGTGGTGCGAAGAAGTCGCTCGGTAAGCGAATTGCGAAGATGGAAAAGGCTGAGCCTTCGGTTGCTGAGGCTGCTGAAGTGGAAGAGGGTGATATGCCTTCGGGTGAGTATGATGGTGCTGGGAAGCACGGTGAGGCACACGCACAAGGTCGTATGCTCGGTCAGCACCTTCACAAACTACACGGTGGTGCCTATGTGAAGGATTTTATGTCCGGTATGGGAATGTGCTCTGGTGGGCTTCAGACTGGTGCCTATGAGGGTGAAGGAAAGGCGAAGAAGGCTGAGGATGGTAAGATGGAGGGTGGCTTCTGGGGTGCTTTAGCCAGTCTTGCTGCTCCTCTTATTGGCTCATTATTCGGTAAGGGTGAGATGAAAAAGACGGCTCACAATGCTCTAATGCGTCATTTCAACAAGAAGCCTCGTTCTAAGAAGGCTGAACTCAATGGTGGTTTTTGGGGTTCCCTTCTATCTGCTGCCGTTCCTCTTATCGGGTCTCTCTTCGGTAAGGGTGCTATTACAAAGAAGGCTCACGATGAACTAATGGCGTTCTGTAAGAAGCACGAGAAGGAGGGTATGAAGGGTGCTGGTCGTATGGTCGGTGCTGGAGACCTTATTATCAAGCACGAGGAGTCAGAGTCAGAGGGTGAGATGGAATCACCAAAGGCTCCGGCTAAGAAGAAGCGTGTAGTCTCTGCTGCTGATGGTCGTCGTAAGAGAGCAGAGGTTGTTCGTAAGGTAATGAAAGAGAAGGGTATGAAGATGATTGAGGCTTCTAAGTATGTGAAAGAACACGGTCTCTACTAAACGGTTTTTGGGGGGATTGGGATTTTGGGGGTGAGTTTCTCGTGAGGTGAAAAGTCTATGGGAAATGTCGCCCCATTTTCCCGTTCCCCCCGGGAAGGCTTAATTGGCTTAGATTGTGCTGAAAATTAATATCTTTCATCACAATATAAGATGAGTGCGTTTGGGACTAAGAAGCCGGGCGGTGATTTAGCCGTTCAACTGACATTTCCTACAATCTATTCGGATGTGTATGCTGATTCTGGAGCAAATGAGATTTATTATCCAGCCTCTTCTGTAGCCCCTACTGAGGTTCTTCCGGAGGGACACGACCTACAAGCCCTCTATCACGAGCAGAAGCGGTTAGATGCGAACCGTATGGCGATGGCTGGTGTGCGTAGTCGTAAGGCTTCGGATGTCTATGCTCGTGCTGGTAATGCTGGTTATGGTGTAATGCCAGAGCCAGTGCTTTCTCAGCGTCGTTATGCGAACCCGAGCAACGGCAATCAGTCTGACATCTATGCTGGTCGCTACGACCAGTTGCGTGGGGCTGGTGAAATGACGGGTGGTGTTCTCCGGACTCGCACGGGTCAGCAGTGGGGAAAAGAGAAGTTGCTTGACCGTGTGAATCAGTTAAATGCGATTGCGGAGGCAAAGGCTGGGTTCCTTATGGGTCAGTCCGTGGATGAGAGCATTACTCCTACACTTGTGGAACAAGCAGTTGAACCCGTCAGTTCAAAGATGATGTTGGATTTGATGGGGGCATTGAACCAGTTCCAGAACCAGTTCCAGACTGGTAAGCCTATTGGTGCTATTGCGGTGTCAGAGTTCTATAAGGCTCTCCGTCTGCTTTTCCGTGTGGCTCCTATGGCGGATAGTGAAACACTTGAGGATTTGATTGTTATGTTTGATGACATCTACACCCAATACACTGCTATGTTGGGACACGAGGTTATTATGGAGGGACAAGTATCACCAGATGAACGAGCCACATCTGTATGGGAGATTATTCCAAAGGTGCGTGAGTATCTCAAGAAGATGTTGGGTGGTGTGAATAAGTCGGCAAAAGAGCGTCGCCAGTTGTCTGCGAACTTGCTGAAGTCTCTGGGTATTGTTCGTTTCGTCCAGCGTAATACACCGACTGAGGTTCGTCCTTTAGAGCAAGAGACTCGTCGTCGTATGGCGGAGTATGAGAATGAGGCATACCCTCCTCCCGAAGATGGTGATTGGGGTGATAATGATACGGGTAGTTCATCTTCATCCTCCAGTGGTGGTGTGCCTCCTCGTGGTCGTGTGCGGTTTGACCCAAGCCCACGAGCCAACTGGGCTTCTCGTTCTGGTGCCTATTTCGGTGAGGAGTATAACGAAGACGCTCTTCCGACCTCTACGGCAGCCAATCCTATGCGTCGTATGGCTTCCGCACAACTCCCAACTGCTGAGGGTCGTCAGCGTGTTCCCGTGTTCTCGGATTTTACTGAAGGAGAGGCAGCCGAAGCAGCCAATGAGGCTGAGGCTGAAGATTTCACTTCTGCTCCCGAATCTCGTGAGGATTCCGAACACGCCTCAGTTTCTACCTCTGCCCTTCCTCCTCTTTCACGCAAAGAGGCTATTACAAAGTCGGCAGCAGCAGCACCAGCACCAAAGCAGTCAAAGGAAGCCCGACTATCGGCTGCCCTTGCGAGATTCGGTGCTACTTCCCCCGCACAGAAACGGGCTATTACACTTGCCGTTATGAATCCTCTTATGTCTCAACAAGCCATTTCAGATGATAAAGAGGTTCTCGTCCATCAGACTACAGTTAGTAAGTGGTTGAGGAAGGCGGGTGTTTAACTTCCCGGATGCGGAAAAAACTGAGATTAAAAATCTCCGGCGTTGTTAGAAACAAGTCGCTATGGAGACCACCGAGTTTATGCTACAACTGGCAAAGCAACTAATGGATGAGCGGAAGGTGGCGGAAAGCACGGCAAATGCCTACATCAAATCTCTTTATCAACTGAATGAGCGGAAGCCTTTCAAGAACCTCTCTTTCCTCAAGAAGACGGATGAGGTGGATAAACTCATTGCTGGGTATGCTGAATCCACGCAACGGGCATTACTGGCTACTGTAGTCAGCACACTGAGTCTGGTAAAGGATAAGGCTGGTATGAAGAAGACCTATCAGCATTACTATGATAAGATGATGGAGCGGTCAAAGGCGGTGCGTGAGACGGAGGACAATCACGAGAAGACGGAGAAGCAGAAGGAGAACTGGCTTTCTTGGGAGGAGATTGAGAAGCGAAAGGGGGAGTTAGATGAGGTGGTTCAGAAGTTCGCCAACAAGAAGTCTATTACTCCAGCGGAGTATGAGAAGACGCTCCAGCACATTGTTCTCTGTCTCTACACGGAAATCCAGCCTCGTCGCAACCAAGACTATCTGGATATGTATATTGTGAAGAAGTGGAACGATAAGATGCCGACCGATAAGAACTATCTGGATATGGCTACGCACAAGTTTATCTATAACAAGTATAAGACTGCGAAGAAGTATGGTCGTCAAGAGATTGATATTCCCGAATCGCTACAGAAGTGTATTGCCTCTTTCCTCAAGTTCCATCCTCTATGGAAGGGTGTAGCGAAGCGTAAGGCAGAGCCAGTCAAGTTCCTTGTGTCTGCTACGGGTGAGCCGTTGGTTGCGGTCAATGCGATTACTCGTCTTCTCAACAAAGTGTTTGGTAAGAAGATAGGTAGTTCAATGATTCGCCACATCTACATTTCAGATAAGTATAAGGGCATTATGGAGGAACAAGCAAAAGATGCTGCGAATATGGGGCATTCAATGGAACTCCAGCGTGAGTATTTCAAGAAGGATGATGAATCAGCCTAATCAAAAGTAATTGTAATAGGAGTTTCGTGATGAACGATTTTAATCGGAATCACTGCTTTCTTCTTACGACCGGGTTTCTTTTTCTCGGTCGCAAGGGGTTTCACTTCATTCGGAGTCGGAGTCGGTGTGTTGGATTCCATCTATCTCTTCTACTACCAGCGTAGGAATTGTTGCCGGGGCTGGGACGCACCGGAGTAGCCAGTCCAATGTTTTTTTACTGATTGTATGTAATTCAGTAGCAGTAGCCAATGTTTCATAAAAAACTTTGAGTGATGGTTCAGCCTTTGATTTCTCAATGAACTGTTTTTGGATGCGTCGTTCTTTTTGTGTTGCGTATTGCTCCCTATCACGCTCACGACGGGCAGCGATTGTTTCTTCGGTTTCCATTGCTTTTTTCTCTTCACGGTATGCTCTACTGCGTTCTCTATTGTTTTCTAAGATACGCTCACGATTACGCTGATAGTATGCCTTGTATGCTTCACCTTTTGACATCTCTCCCTATTATGTATAATACGGAGAAATATTTTAAACCAATCAACCCATCCTCGGGGGGAATGGGATTTTGGGGGAGGGATTCTCACGAGGCGATTGTGCTATAGCAAAATGTCGTCCCGTTTTCCCGTTCCCCCCATTACTCCTCACCATCGTCCTCATCGGCGATGAGTTCAGCGAACTTAATCTTCTCTTCGCTTTTACCCGAGCGTCCAGCATCAACATCGTATCCGAGTGCTCGTGCCTTTTCGCAGAAGGTCGTGTTAAACCCGGATTTCCGTGATTCGGGGAACAAGTCGGCAGTCTTCCACATATCCTTGAGTTCCTTGAGGCTGACCTTCTTGCGTTCCCAACCAGCGGGGCGGTCAGCAACGGCGATGGTCTTGAGGTTGCGGATGTTGCCCTTAATCCAAGTGCCGAGTGCGTCAGTGTTGGTCTGAGCCTTAGCCTTTGCGTTCATCATAGCATCGGGTGGTTGGCGTGAGGGGTCATCAACATAGGCTTTTGCCCCCTCAATCGCCCACGCCATCAGTCCTTCGGCATTGTCAAGGAGTCGTTTGATGAACGCCTCGTCCTTGCGTCGCACCTTGCCCGTAGTCCGTTCCTCCTCAGTGGCGAGGGCATACTCGTCCTCATCACGGAAGGCAACATTCTGCTCCACAACTAAGCATCGGCGTTTCATTGCGGGAGAATCCAGTTTCATATCGGGGATGTCATTACAACTAATCTGAAACTTGGCTACGATGTTAAAGGTCTTGGCGTTTTTGTATTTCGCCGAGCAAGTGTGGGTGCGGTCGCCCGTGAGTTTCTTTAAGAGGTTAGTGTCAATCTTGGTCTTTTGTCCCTCTTGAGGCTCACTCAGCATAACGAACCGTTTTCCGTCAATGTTGTAGAGTTGGTCGTTGTTTTCACCAGCACTGATGGAGATGGCGTGTGTGGTGATTTCGCCCCAGAAGGAGTTGTGCTTGGTGTCATTGGGGTCGCCGAGCAATCGCTTCATTATCTCGCCCCATACGAGAGACTTGCCGTTTCCAGCAGCATTACCCCAAGCGATGAGGAAGTCTTGGCGATTGGTGTGTCCCGTTAGGCAGTATCCAATGTAGAACTGGATGAACTTCACAACCTCTTCGTCTCCGTTAAACCAGTCATTGACGGCTTTGCGGATGTCAGTGGTGTCAGCCTTCGGGTTGTAGGCGATAGGGATACGGAAGGTGAAGAAGTGTTCCCGCTCATATGGGATGAGGCGTTTCTCACTAAACTTCCATACCCCGTTCTCAAGTGGGAGTAGGTCAGCATCCTTGTTAAAGTAGGTGGCGGGGTCAATCTCAGCACGGCAAAGTGCTGGGAGGAAGTCCTTCACCATTTGCTTCGCACGGATGTCGCACGAGTTTTGAGCCTTGAGGTAGAGTTTCTGCTCTGCTCTGAACTTCGCTTGTTCCTCTTCCGTGGTTGCTGGAGGGATTTCACCCATAAGTTTGCGGATGACGGCGGTGGTAATCTCAACAAACTGGAAGTTGATGACGGAATCGTCCTCGCACTCACGCCATAACCCTTTAACGGGGTCGTAGAAGTAGAAGCACTTGTGGGCGTGGGAGTAGATGATGTCTCCCGCCATCTCATTGTAGAACAGTTCGCAGTATGCGGTCTGAGTGCCGAGGCGAATCAGAGACTTGTAGTCGTTCTTTGATTCCTTGAAGTAGGTCTCGGGGTCGCACTTCTTAGCCCAGTGTTTGAGGGAACCGATAGTGATGTGTCCCTTTGGCTTCAGTCCTTCCCAAATCGTGCGATTGTTTGCGATGTGGTAGGCGGTGTCGTAGCGGGTTGCTCGTGCGGAGTGGTGGAGGAACAACTCAAGACCCTCAGCCGTGTCCGCCAACCCTTTGAGGCAGTAGGCGAACTTAATCCAGTTGTTGAAACTGGTGAGCCAAGCGGGGGTGAGTAGTTTGGCGAGACGGTTAATCTCCTCAAGACCCGTGAGTTTGCGAGGGAGGGGCTGAGAGCATACGGTGATAAGGCTTTCCTCGTCATCGTCGTCTTCCTCAATCGGCTCAAACTCGTTTTCCTCCGTATCCTCAACGCTGGGGCTGGGGGGAGGGGTCGGGGTCTTTGGCTTTGGCTTCGTCTTTTTGTCCTTTTCGGAGCAACCGAGGCTCACGAGGTAGGCGTGGATGTCCTCGGGCATTTCAACGAAGTCTTCCCCGTCAGCGGGGAAGGTCAGCCACTTGTATTCCACTTTACCCGTCGGGTGGGTGTAAGAGGAGGGTTCGCAGTAAATCACGCCACCCTTGCTACGGATGTCAAAGCCGTAGTCCTTGTAGGTGTTGGTGTAGATGTCGGGCTTCGCCTTAAACACATAGTGGAAACCTTTGCGAGTCTTTTGAATCGCATTACATCCACTTGCCTCCAGCATACCCTTCAGTTGTTGTGCTTCGGGTTTGGTGAAGTCGTCCAAGTCAATAACGGTAATCGCATCCTCGCAGTAGAGGATAGTGGCGTTGTCGTTTTGTCCTCGCACTTTGTGGGTGGGCTTCTGGTAGAGTCCGGTTTTAACCTTTTCAGTGGGATTCCAGCGTAATCCGCAAACAGACCAATTGACACCGTGGGCTTCGTAGCGTTCAGTCATCGTCATTTCGTGTTCTACCTTTGGCTCAGAAATTGTGCCGGGGGTTTTTACGCAATCGGATGACTTTTTTACCGGTCTGCCGGGGGCAGTGAGTCGGTCAATCTCCTCCTCAGAGGGGATTTCAATGTCGGCGAAGGGGTTGTGTTCCATAGTTGTCGTCGGGCTTGTGGTCGGTCTGTCGGGGTGGAAACGGAATCAATTTTTCCCAGTTGCCGGTAGATTCCACAGCGAATTCGCTGTATATCGCTGTATATCGCTGTGTATCGCTGTAGTCGCTGTAGATATGGGGGGGGAGGGGAAAATTTGATTCGGCGGTGGCGGGGTATGGTAGGGCACCACGACCAGCCAAGATAAGCCACGACACAATGAACGCCACTGACATTGACACGCAACTGATTGCCCTCCAGAAGCAGATGGAAGCACTGAAGGCACTGAAGGAGGAAGCCGAAAAGGCTAAACTGACCCCTCCTCCTCCTCCACCCGTTGAAACGAGTGAGGAAGAGGCACGGAAACTACACGAGGAAAGGATGGAAGAGGAAATGTGTTATTACATTGACCTAAAAGTTCGCCAACTTGAGACGGACGCTAATTGTGAGTTTGACTTTAACTCATACGACGGCGAAATCTCCACCACCATCAAGCGACGCTCCATTTGGAATCACGAAAAGTTCGTTGAACTGATTAAAGACGAAATGGACGAAAAGACACGCCAACTAACCCAGTATAACGACCACGGGATTGACTACGAGTGGGATATTAGTGAGACGGACACTAACGACGATGAGGAGCCGATTGAATGGGAAATTACCCTTAGTTGGCGGGTAGGCGGTGAGTTGAACCACGGGTTGGATTCTCATTACATTACGAAGGAACAAAAGGCTATGTTGGAAGACCCCGAAGCGTTTGACTGGAGCAAGTTTGGCGTTTAATGTAATAGAATTAGCCTATTAGCGTAATAAAAAAAAAGACAAAAACTATAACATAGTGGAATTTTTTGGGGGGGTGGGTTTGGCGGGGGGAAAGGGATTTGGGGGGGGAGTTTCTCGTGAGGGAAAAAGCCATACAGAAATGTCAGCCCAAAATCCCATTCCCCCCGGAAAAGTGGAAATGGGTGAAATTAGGCGGTATTCAACTTACCAGCGAACCACGCCCGAATATCTTGTTTAATTGCCTTTTTTGCTGCCTTACGAGCCTCACGGGCTTCTTGTTGTTTAATTGCCTTCAATTTCATTGCCTCGGTGGCGAGTCGGGCTTTTTCCTTTAAAATCGGATTATTCATCCGCACCTCATAGGCGGTGAGCCAACTTGAAAAATCCCCTTGAATTACACGGTCGTGTAGCCACGCATTGAACTGCTTGATGCGGTCGCAGTATTCCTTGGCGGGGTCAGTGATGTGCTTGGGGCAGTTGTAGCAGAGGGTGAGCCATACCCGGTAGTGGGGCAGTGATGGGCGGATGGAGTTGAGGAGGGTCTTAGTGTCGTTCATTTGGTGTCGTGCCTCTAACCCGACCTTTGACCGACCCCGTTCAACTTTGAGGGTGATAGGGGGCAACTTACAGCGAATCGCTGTATATTGCTGTATATCGCTGTATATCGCTGTGAAACCAAAAAGTTTGGGTGGGAACGCTCAAAAATTGATTCCGTTTCAACCTCCAACTCGGGAGTTAGACACACGAGATGGACGCACTGAACTTCCTACTTGAAGCCACCGAGAACCTCAACGACGGCACTGCCACGATGACTGAGGGACTGTATCTGGATATGATGAACCGCCTCCGAGACATCCATCGGACGATGAGTCAGCACCAGCCACCAGCCCAGCCTCAGATAGTGAGGGTTGCCCCGCAACCCGAGCCGAACCTAATAGGTCATATGCCGTTGGCTCGTCAAATGGCGGAGATACTTGATGTTCCTTTCCAAACGCTACTGAATCACTGGTTCGCCATTGTATGGGCGGATGAGGAGCAGAAACGGCAATTCATCCACTTTCTGACCTTACTGGTTAGTTGGAAGGTGAATGGTTATGCTCCCGAGGCAGCCATTGCGATTGGAAACCACGGAAGCCTCAACTTTGCCCTAAGCAAGTTTGCGAGATACTCAATGAACGAGACTCACATCCCGTGGAAGGACTTAGTGTTCCGTGATAAGTTCCTCTGTCTCCGCCCCGTAGCGAAAGCCCGAGTAAGACAAATCAAGTTGCTCCAAAATCACACCCAGTATCAGATTTCCCACTGCCTCCGCACTCTTAACAAACGAGACGCAACATACTCACCCGAGGTTCGGATGAGTATGATGCTCTACGCACTGAACTCATCCTTTATGGGGGAGTGGAGGGCATTTCGCAATGTTTGGAAACGGCGTTCGGATATGGAGAAACTACACGAACTGGAAGTGGAGTTCAACTACGGCTCAACACCCAAAAAACTGAAGGTTTGGACTGACCGAATCCAACTTGGACGGACTGCTCTGGTTCGTTCTACGGTTATGTTGGGCTTTATCCACGCTATTAACGAGGGCGAAAAGGACAAAATCACCCCTTACCTCTACAATCTGTTCGGCAACATCGGATTTGATGACGCTCCCGAGATGGTTGCGAGTGGAATTACCGTTGAAACCAAAGACAAGATGCGGGAGTATGTAGGGGGTGTATCCTCAAACGGGTCAGTGTTCCGTATCCGCTATACTCAAGCCCTCAATACTGGGGGTAAGAAGAAGAAGTAGATACAACGAGTTATGGAAACGCAACGCTTTAGGGGCTTTCCCTCGTAATACTACCCACAAAAACAACAAAAGTTCCCACCATAGGGCATAATTTTTGATGGAATTGGAAGGTGAAGTGATGGTGGTAGTCTAACTGGATGTTTCGGGCTTCAAAGAAACCCGTTTGGGTTGAAACTGGGACTTTAATACACCGTTTCACCCGTAAATAAGTCAAAAAAGCACATATTTCCTTATATGTAATAATATATCAGCAGTTTCTGCTTTACAAAATCAGTTTTACATATAAAAAATCCGGATTTTTTATATGTAAAATCGCAAACTGTAAAGAAATATCACTAAATATATCTTTACAATATGTATTTACCCATATAATTTACATTTTTACCCGATATTATACTTACGGGCTATATCAGAGTCTTGATTATGGAATACCTTTGATTTATTTATCCACGCATATACCCTCGCAAACGCCCATTGCTCCTTTGATAGTTTCTTTGACATAGGAGCATCTATACCTTTTTTGAATGTGCCTTTCATTCTCACTGAGGTTGGATTCGTTTTATAGGCACCAATACCTCTATTATAGACTTCTTGTAGTGCTTCTACGGGTAGGTCAGTAGCATTGGCTAATTCTTCAAGAGACATTGATGTTGTCTTTGGAAGACCCAGTTTCTTCAATACTTGTTCTCTATGGGTCGGCATCTACATTAGACCGGAGAAATTACTCAGCAGCCCATTCCAATTTCGTCAAACAGTTAATAGGAATATACACTACAGACTGTTCTCGGTTATAACAATCACTACGCTCACCACGGAAATATGAATGGTTTCGCTCAAAAGTATCAAACAGTGTCTTGTCATACTTCAGCACATACACACCATCAGTATAACAAAAGGCAAACCAATATTGACAGTTAGGGTCATCACACGCATTCACCTTGTTCTCACCAATAATCGCAGTAGGATATTTATCGTGTGCGATACGGCGACTCTTCAGTTCAACAAATACCGTCCTCATTGGATTCTCATAATCAAAGATTGCGTATCCACCCTTGCGTTCAAGAGTGGTCTCAAGGAAGTTCTGGAGGAGGTCAAGGTTCGCAATCTCAGAGGCAGTTCCGAACTGGATGTCATTACGCTGGGTCGCCATTTGTTTCTACAATGTGCCGGGATTATTTCGTGCCGGAATAAACGCACCGGGAACGGTAAAGCCCGTGCCGGGGGGAATGGGATTTTGGGAGGGACATTCTGATTAGTAATCTCTGTTATAGTCTCGTGGATATTTCAGATACAACTCACTACCCTTTTTGATTTTCTTTGTTGTGTATAACCCTCTATCCCGTAATTCCACATTAGCCGTCTTCCATTCATTGATGTAATGGCTGATGTTCTCATCAATGTATTTCCGCCCATCTATCATTTTATGAATATTCCTCATTGAATAGTAATATTTTTTCTTATCGTCTTTGTATTTCTTGATGTAGGCTGATTCATCCATCTCTTCGCCTTTATAGTCATCCAGTTTCGTCCCCTTTGGTATATCCTCCACTGCGAACACACCTTTACCAGCATTAGGGATTTTACTTTGACGCAACTCTAATAGAGGATTAGACCATTTTGGGGGTGGAAGACCACTGCCCTCCAGAGTATGGAAGTTCCCTCCCGAAATCCCATTCCCCCCAGCCCCTCCCTTCCTCCATACATAGATAAACTCACTATAACGACGCTTCTGCCCCCCATACCTATTCTGTATAAACAACGGGTGTTTCGTTGTAGCCTTCCCTAACACTGTCTTACAATCTGGATACATATCCTTCGGCACATTCAGACACATTACACCACCAGATGATAAGTTAGACCACGCATTTCGTAGAACCGGATGTAGGAACTTTTCATTAAACTCCTCACGAGATTTATACTGAGGCATATTCGCATACTCCTCTGTTGGTTTGGTCTCCATAAAATAGGGCGGACTCGTGAAGACCATATCATAGGTATATTTACTAAAATCCGCCTTCGCAGAATCCATAAAGTTTATTTTAATGTCCGAATTGTGTGGATACATCTTTATCATCCCCTCATACGCACTACGCAAATCCGTATTCGTATCAAATCCCACATAGTTAATGTCAGAAGCCATCGCACCCAGACAACGACCACCCCAACCAGCACTGAAATCTAATATCGTCTTCGGTTTGTAGCGACAGTATAACTCCTTTGCTATAATGGGTTTGAATGCGTTAATAGAACCATAATACATACGGAAAACATCATACCACGCTGCCGTCGGAGTTCCACCAGAATCCAAGTTATACTTGTAGAGTTTCTTGTTATACGGTTTGTTCCGTAATGTTGAACTCTTCATAAACTCCTCAAATGAAATCCCCTTCTTGCTCTTTGTCGCTAAACGCTTCGCAAAGAAGAAATAGTCCATTGCCTTATTTCCGACAAGTGAAGATGGCTGAATCTTATTACACGACACCGTTCGTAGTTTCTCATAATCCGCCATTGCTGCCTCCTTCGGTATTACCTTTATCTTACGAGCAAGTTCCACTAACCCAGCACCAACAAGATGTTCCTCTAACGACATTCTCTTTCTATCACAGATTATTTTTCTGCGTCAATACAAGAATGAAAGCAGTCGCAGCCACAAAAGACTACCCCTCCGATTATCCCGATGATGCCGTTCGGGTGTTGAAGGCAATGTCTCTCAATAATAATCTACAGTTAGTCGGTTCAATGTCGCTACGCAGCCAACAGTATGCTGGTGATTATGATGCCTACGAAGTTGTCAAACTTGAAACGCCCAGTAAGACTACCGCTTTGGCGAAGGCTGCTGGGGAACTCCAATCAATGGTTCGCCGTGTCAATGAACTACCCAACACATACATCAGTGAAACCAAAATAGGGGCTATACCGGAATGGGACATCCTTTCTGGCGTAGAATGGAATGGCGAAAGGGTCGTCGGCTACAACCAGAAAGAGGCTCACGCCAAAATTGAAATGCTTCGTTCTCAGAATGTCATCTCTCCTTCTGAGGCAGCCAGAAGTAAGGCTACTTTGAAGTCTAATTTGGACTTTCACGATTACCAAAACGCTAAACAACACATCAAGTTCCACATCCTTCGTTGGACGGTTCCAGAGATTCTCGCCGGTCGCAAACGACTACGCAACGGTGATGTCATTACACTCAAAAACGCCATTCATTCTCCGGGTCTCACTAAAGTAGATGTCATCGCACTCGTCGGCAACAACCGTTTCACCGACTTCTCCGTCATCTATGAGTTCCATTGGCGGAATGAAACTCTCAATCCTATGGATATTGATGTTCCTAAATCCCTCAAAGAGAGTTATAACGGACTCATCGCAGAAGGCAACTACTTCAAAGCACTCAAACGAAAGTTCGCATTAGCCAAATGGGAAAATAACTACAAAGAAATGAATAGAATCTCCCCTATCCTCAACTCTGATTTGGGTCGCCTCTATCACATTGTCGGCGACATTGATACTCTCATCCGTCTTCTGGAACAACCCAATATTCCTATTGACACTATCAAGTTTGAAATAGACCAGTTCATTGCCCGTCTATCTAACATCTACACCCTAAAAGACTACCTCAGCCACGAAAACGAAATCATTGATTCTATCCGCCACATCCTCAAACTCCCTACCGATAAACTAACATCCGCTCTGGAAGAACTCCGAGACGCACTTGATAAATACCTCCAGAAAAATACCTCCGCTATGGTTGGGGAGACTTTGAAAGGCGGTATGTATCTCCCCGTTGGTATATATACAGATTTCCTCAATACCCCCAGTAGCCCCGGCTTCGGACAACGACCAGATAATGTAGCACGGAACTTACGCAATCTCTCGCATTCGTATAGCAACCCCGCACCCCCCTTCGGTATAGACCCCACTACTGGACGACTGAGACAACCCGATTACACCAAAGCACTCACATACCGCATACTCGCCGACGACCTCAATGAATACGCATCTGGCGTTCCACCCGACCAAGGACACATAGACGCAGTAGCATTCCAACAGAAAGATGCCCTCAACGAAGGGCAGAATGAATGGATGACTAAGATAGAACCCTCAATCCGACGGGTAATGACGCAGTATGACTGGAACTTCGTGAAAGATGGACGACGCAAAGCAGTAGAGCATTTCGGACTCACAGTCCCCGCTAAGAATATGAAGTTCAAAGACATCATCACCAATCCAGAGAAATATAGAGGCACCAAGGTATAGTCTCCCCCGGGGGGAACGGGAATCCGGGACGACATTTTCATAGGGCAACTACACTCGTGAGAATGTCCCCCCAAAATCCCGTTCCCCCCATCACTCATAAACGCACTCAAAAAATCCTAAAATCAACCGCTTTTATCATAAGTATTTCCGAGATTCTGTAAAATCTCAGCACTACTCAGAAATCAATGCCCTCTCTCTCTTTCACTGCTGACGGCGGTCGTCCTATTGCCCGAGTTAAAGGAGGTGAATACGACAACGAAGTTCTATATCTACACGAAGATGCTCCCGGTGGTGGTGCTGGTGGAAGTAAGAGACCAAAAGCCACTTTCAACCGCCAACGCTACATCAAATCACTCCCCGGTCTCAAACCCTCTGAACGCACCAAAGTGTTCGCACAAATGGAAGAAGCACTCGCCAAAGATGTATCCCCAGACAAGTTCGTAGGCAGTGGTGAGGCAAAAGAGGTCTATGAGAAAATCATCAAAGATGCGAAGTCAGATAAAACCATTGAACTGGATGACGCTGGAATGTTTGAACTCCTACCATCTCCCGACCCAACACGAAGGGAAGTTTGGTATATCGCCGGTCAATCCGGCTCTGGTAAATCATATATCGCAAAGGGTCTCGCCTTCTATTACCACAAACTATTTCCAGAGCGTGGTGTGTATCTCGTCAGTAAGTTAAATGAAGATTCCACTCTTGATACTCTAAAGTTCCTCAAACGAATCAATATTCAATCTTTCATTGATGACTACCCCGATTTGGATGAGTTCAAGGACTGTATGGTAATCTTTGATGACTACGATACACTGACCGGTGAAGCAGAAAAGGTCATTAGTAAAATCGTAGATGACCTCGCCATTATGGGTCGCCACACCAACACCACAATGCTCTGCCTTTCCCACTATCTCACCAACTACAAGAAGACCCGTCTATTACTCAATGAAGCCACTCACATTGTCGTCTATCCCCTCAGCACCTCCTATCACGCCCTCCGCTACTTACTCAAAAATTATGTCGGTGTAGATGAAGAGGATTTGAAACGCCAGAGGAAACTCGGCAGTCGTTGGTTGGCTTACGCAAAAGGCTTCCCCCAGTTTATGATTTCACAGAAGAACGCCGAAATCCTCCACACATAAAAATCTAAGTCAAGGTATAGAAATGTCCGGCTATGCTGATTGGAATCCGACAACAACCTATATCGCCAATGATATAGTGAATTATGGTGGAGCCGTGTGGATTTCACTATCTACACCGAACCTTAATCATCAGCCCAACACCAGCCCTACATTCTGGGCGGTAATTGGTGGTGGCGGAACCGGCACTGGCGTTCAATCCATTTCCGCTGGAGCCGGTATAATAACTTCTGGTGGCTCTACTACACCAACCATCTCGGGCAACTACCAGAACGGTGTAGGCATTAGCATCACTGCTGGAACTGGAACTCAGCGTGTCATCAACGCAACTGGTGTTGCGAACATCACAGTTGGAGCGGGTCTTTCAACCACTGGAGGCAATGTCCCACAGTTGGCTAATACGGGTCTTCTAACTGCCTCCGCTGGAACCGGTATAGCCATCACAAGCGGACAGAACCCCGTCATTAGCAACACCGGCACACTCTCCGTCAGTGGAGGCACGGGCATCAATTCCACGGGTGGTGCGAACCCAGTAATCAGCAACCTCGGAGTTCTCAGTCTAACTGCCGGTTCTGGAATTGCCCTTTCTGGAACAAGCCAGAATCCAGTGGTGTCAGCAACCGGTGGAGGTGGCGGTGCTGGTATTGCGACAGTCCTTATAAGTAGCACTCAGACTATCCTTCTATCAAACTATGTCAGCACACCTAACTGCGTTGTTGTAGCCAAAGCCGTTGGTGGTGGTGGTGGTGGGTCTGCTGGTGAATTAGGACCCACCACGGGCGGAATGGGTGGAGGTGGAGGTGGCTCTGGCTATGAATCCTATGGAACATTCTACCTCCCTTCCACTACACAATTGGCTATTACAGTCGGTGCTGGTGGTCTGGGTCAGAGTGAAGACCCTAACCCTCCTTATAATCCCATTAACGCAACTGCTGGTGGAACAACTACAATTAATGTTGTAGGTGTCAATTCCACTATCCTCGCAGCCGGTGGCGGTCAGCCCGGAGTTCAGCAGAGTGGCTCCGCAGAACCCGCTGGTGGTGCTGGATACTATGGTGGCGGTGGTGGAGGCACTATTAACATCTCACAAGCCGGTGGTGCGGGAGGTGCTGGTATTCGTGCCGAATATAACGGTCAGCAAGGCTTCGGCAACGGTGCTGCCGTCGGTGGCTCTGGTGGAGGTGTCCTCGTAGCCAACGGTGGTGGCTATGGTCTATCCCTCTCCGGTGGCGGTGGCGGTGGCGGTCAGTATGGTGGTGCTGGTGGCTCCGCCTCCACACCTAACTACTCTGGTGTGGCTGGAACACTCGGCGGAGGTGGCGGAGGTGGATGCGGACAAATCTCTTCCACTTTCGGAGGTAATGGTGGAGATGGTTATGTAGAGTTAATCATCTACCACGGCTGAACGCAGTGAAGACGAATCGGGTAAGACTGCGACCCTCATTAATTCAAAGAATGCTTTATTGAAATGCTCTATCACTTCACTAAAGTCATCTGCTGGAATACATAACGCTCTTATCTCTATCATCAAACTCACTATCTTGCTACAACGCTGGTAATGGTTCATTCTACCAAACGCCCAGTTATTTTACCAGTTTCAACCCGGGAGGTTGATTCGGACTCACTTTTTCCCCGCTCCGGGGGGATTGGGATTTTGGGGCGACATTTCCCTATAGCCTTTTCCCCTCACGAAGAAGTCCCCCCCAAAATCCCTTTCCCCCCAAAAATCCCAAACACCTCAAACCTTCCCAGTTTCAACCTAATTTTATTCTCTTTCTATTATAGTAGTAAGATGAATGCGAACCAATGGTCGTCGCCATTAGCAAAACCACTAAAAAAACAGAAGGAAGAAGACCCGTTAAAAGACTTCAAGAAGGAGAAATGTAAGATTAGTAAAGGACACGCTAAAAAGATTGTAGCAGTCAAAGATGTTGATTCCGCTGGTTGTGCGTGGATTGAACGCTGGATTGACAACCTTGTCCGAGGCAACTGCTTTCCACCTCAGTTAGTCAGTGATGACTTCTACGCATCATTGCCTAAGTTCTTTGCTCCGGATAAGGTCTTGAGTATCTTAGAAGAGGTGCGGAAGGACTACCGACGAGCCTTCCCATTATCCTCTATTGAAGACGATGATGACCTCAGCACTCTCTCAGAGACACTCAAGAAAGACCCAGCAGTAATGAAGGAGTTTGAAAATCTCTTGTCTGAGTAGATGCCCGAGGCAGAGATTGAGATTGCGAATGACATCAAGTGGAATACTCGTCTGGAGGAGTATTTCGCACAAACGGGAGAAAAAGCCCACTGTTTCTCGTGGCTACACAAACGCAGTGAAGAGATATTCAGTCGTAAGACGGTCTTCATTGACTTGCCCGTTATTATCTTAGGAGTTCTTAATGGAGCGACCTCTATTGGGAGTCAGAGTCTGTTTGGAGATAGTAAGTTCGCCAGTGTAGGCATTGGGATTGTTGCGTTGCTGACATCCATCTTGACAACCATTGGGTCATACTTTGCGTGGAGTAGGAGAGCGGAAGCCCATAAGATTAGTAGTCTTCAGTATGCGAAACTCTATCGCTTCCTTTCCATTGAGATGTCGCTCCCCCGGCACGAAAGAATGAGCCCAGCAGATTTGTTGAAATATACCAGAGAACAGTATGACCGCTTTTCAGAGACAAGCCCTCTCATTCCTCCCGTTGTTATTGATTTGTTCCGTCAAAGGTTTTCAAACCCTTCATACAAAGATATTACATTCCCAGAAGAAACCAATGGACTCCACGCCATTGAAATCTACCGAGACTACACAAAACCTCCGAGCCCTTCAGATAGAGCGTCTCTTAGAGGAGTTCCCCCCGTGTCCGTGAGCGGCGTAGGTCTATCGGTTGAAATCCCGGAAAGCCCGAAACTGACTCCACACGAGCTCAATCCCTATCTACCAAAACCGAGAATCACTCAAGATGAATGACTATCGGGTTTCTCTTATTACTTTAAAAAGTAGAATTCACTTTATCTAACGCAGCCTTGTATAAGTTTTGCTCCTTCAAGGCTTCGGTAATCCACGCCCACATCTTCTCCTTCTCTGCTTTGATGTCATTGACAATCATTGCCTTTTCAGCAATGTAGAGTTCCCGTTGTTCCCTTTGTTTAATGGATAATTCACACGAAGGTGGGACTTTGATTGTGATTGTGTTGTCGCTCAATGCGGGTGCTGACTTCGGGTTCATATATCACAGACTAAGAATTATTTTAGAGGAAGAAAGGCGAGAACACGGAAGCCAGACCCGTGGCTGGAGTTATAATGCTCGGAGGCGAACCACCCGTGTAAGTCCCGTAGATGTAGATGGTGATGATGTCGCCGAGCGTGAATGACACCCGTTGTGCTGGAATTAGTTCGTTGTAAGACACACCATTGATGGGACTAAAGAATGTGCCGTCGGAGTTCGTTGTGATTGGATAGGCAGCACCGTAGAGAGCATACTCGCCAATTGGTGGTGTCAGCACACCGCTACGATTGCGTGTGTAGGTTGCCGTAATGTTGATTCTATGGACGGCAGAAGTGAGGACGGCAGTGTTGATGTAGCCGTTGAGACCGATATAGGCTTCTGTGCCGAACCCACCTTGGACTATCGGGAAGTTCGCAGCCGACAGTGTAATGGTCTGTGTGCCGAGCAACTTGGGAACACCACTGACAAACGCACCCGTCCCAGCCACGAACGCACCAGAAGCACCACTGGTTGCGAGAGTAGGTGAGTAAGGTGAATAGGTCAGTTGGAGACGGGGTGTTGTCGTTGTGGTTCGGATTACATCCTTGCCGTTGAAGAAGATGAACGCACCACGAGCATCAGTGGCTTGTTGCCCGACTGCTAATGTAATACTACCATTCACCCAGTTGAACTCTACGGGAATGGTTGTGGAGACGGCTGCGTTTCGGATACGCACTTGAGGGTTGTCG